CTTCTTGTTCTCCAAGGTCATTGACAAGTATGACTACATCATATACACTGATGAGGACACTGTCATTAGACATGTGGATGGTAGGAATCCGCATGATGAACTGATTTCTTTCTTGTCTGAGTGGAATCCACTTGCTCTTAATGTTCAGACTACAAATATCTGGACTCATGATGAGAGAATTATCAAGAAGATTACAGCAGGTGTTCCTTGTATTGTGAGGAAACATGATGCTTGTAATTCAATTCTGAGAAATGATATTGCAAAGTTGGTTCATCCTATTGAGTTTCATGGTTCTGATGCTGTGACTCACTACCAACAGTTCCTTTGTCACACACTTAGGAAGGAGTACTATTTGTCTCCTCCTAATTTGATTGCTCTTAATATGATTGAAGAGCAGCACTACCATGTTGATGATAGGGAAAGAGCATGGCAGACAATTATGCTTAACAACTTCAGGGATAAACTTGTGGACCCAGAACCCTGGGTAGCATTCACACAGAATGCAAAAGTTACCACTGATGAATTAGTAGCACTTGTCCCACAAAAAGATGCTCCTATTGTCACCAAAGAAGAGTTCAACACATTATTCAAATAATTATGCCAGTCACTAAAATCAACAGAGAAGTTCAGAAACTGAAAAAGATTACAGGTTCATCAGAGAAGACTGGATGGGTAAAGGAGAATGTTGCCCACCTACTTTCTGGTTTTGTGCGCTATGCTGATGTGAACTTGGTTGTGAACATTGGTCACTTGTGGGGCAAGAGTGCTCTGGTATTCTGTGATGCAATGTTTAATAACAGAGACTTTGAAGACAATTGGGATCCTGGTGATGATCCATTCTCTACACACTCCAGAAGAAACACCAATGATAGTGAGATTAGAGAGGTGCATTCTGTTGACCCTCTGATTCAACCACTGGGTCATAGACCTCTACATGCTCATCCTGAGGGAACTGACTTTATCAAGAGTTGTTATCCTGGTTTCACATTCCACAATGAGAAGAGTGACTTGTTCTTCTTGACCTTTGACTTTGCTCCTTACAAGCGTAAGATGATTTTTATTGATGGGGATCATTCTTATGAGGGTGCTCTGAGAGATTGTCAGAATGCTATCAGGAATAACTTTGATTTCATTATCATTGATGACACTTCTTACATTCCTCACATTGAGAAAGCAGCAAGAGATTCATTGGTTAAGTCTTATGATTTCTTGAGTCTTCCCTACTGGAATGGACTTAATATTATGGTAAAGAAATGAGCAGTGCATACAATATGAAAAAGTTTATTGTCACCACAACTATCAATAGTCCTACTGAAGCAACCAGAAGATTTGCTGAGATGAGTGACTGGACACTAGTTGTGGTTGGTGACCTTAAGACACCACATCTAGAGTATCAAGATCTTGATTGTGTATATCTGTCACCAGATATGCAAGACCATATTGCACCTGAATTATCAGAAACTATTGGTTGGGGAAGCATTCAAAGGAGAAATCTTGGGTTTGTTTTTGCATACCAACAGGGTGCAGATGTGATTGCTACTGTTGATGATGATAATATCCCTTATGATAATTGGGGTCAAGATCTCTATGTAAATAATGAGATTGTCTGTGACTTGTGGGAACCAGAGGAAGATGTATTTGATCCTCTGTCAGTTACTAATACTCCTGACATTTGGCACAGAGGTTATCCAATTGAACTTCTACAAAAACGTCATAGAGTAGAGTATAAAGGTAAGGTAAAGCGTAAGGTTCTTGTGCAAGCAGACCTATGGGATGGGGATCCTGACATTGATGCAATGGCAAGACTGACAATGAAACCTATTGTCAAGTATGATGTGACTGAACCTTATTGTTCTAATAAGATCTCCCCATTCAATAGTCAAAATACTTTTCTTTCCAGAGAAGTAATTCCTTATTATACTGTGCTACCACATGTAGGTAGAATGGATGACATCTGGGGTGGGTACGTGATGCAACATTTCTTCCCTGACTCTGTAATCTATAACAGAGCATCTGTATATCAGGATAGAAACGTACAAGACTTAGTGACTAACCTTGAGAAGGAAGTCATTGGTTACAGATATACACATAAGTTGCTTCAAAATCTAGATAAATTTAAGTCATTCTTCCCTGATGAGACATATCATTTTTATGAAGAATATAGGAAAGTTTTTCGATGAATGTGCAACCCTGGTCTGAAGTGTTTGTGAATGGTACATTTGACATTCTACATCCTGGACACTTAGCACTCCTCAAGTTTGCTAAGAGCAAAGGGGAATGGTTGACCATAGGTATTGATTCAGATAAAAGAGTTAAGAAACTCAAAGGAGAGTCAAGACCTGTTAATGATGAATATGCAAGAAAAGAAATGCTACTGGCTCTCAGTGTTGTAGATGATGTGTATATCTTCAATTCTGATGAGCAATTGTGCGACTTGATTAAACACATCAAACCTGATACAATGATTGTAGGATCAGACTATAAAGACAAACCAGTTATTGGTAGTCAGTATGCTAAAAAATTGATGTTCTTTGAAAAAATTAATGGATACTCAACAACTAAAATCATTAAGAATATTGCTAATAGGTGAATCTTGTATAGATGAATACCATTATGGACAGTGCAACAGGTTAAGTCCTGAGGCACCTGTTCCTGTGCTTGATCATGTGTATAGCAAATCTTGTCCTGGCATGGCAGCAAATGTTCTGCAGAATTTAGAATCATTTGGGGCACAAGTAGATGTTATTACTAATGATCCAAGTGAACTTATTAAGGAGAGGTATGTTGATGCTAGATCAAAGCATCAATTGCTTAGAGTTGATAGAGGAAAGAAGGTAGAACCTATCAACAATACAAACTTATACTTGTCTGACCTGACAGTATATGATGCAATTATATTCTCAGACTATGAGAAAGGACTCATCCCATATAATATTGCAAAAGATATTTGCATGACTTCCTCTTGTCCCATTTTTGTAGATACAAAAAAAGTTGATCTAACCTGCTTCCCCAAGTGCTTCATCAAGATCAATGAGTTTGAAGAGATGGAATCCCATGCTTTCAGTACTGATTCAGAGATGATTGTAACTAAGGGTAAGCAAGGTGCATTCTGGAATAGTATAAGTTTTCCTGCACCTTCTGTTGATGTATATGATGTATCAGGTGCTGGTGATGTGTTCCTAGCAACCTTTGCTATGTCTGTTACTTGTGATGATCCTATTGGGACATCAATTGAAAGAGCAGTAAAGATGGCATCTAGATCTGTACAACACTTTGGAACATATAAACTTACTGAGGAAGATGTAAATGAGATATGTAGTTGATATTGATGGTACTATTTGTGTGCCAGGTAAAACAAATGAAACAAGATATACTGAAGCATTGCCAATTCAGGGTAGAATTGATAAAATAAATAAGTTGTATGATGAGGGACACACCATTGTGTATCTCACTGCTAGAGGTATGGGTAGGTTTAATAATATTGCTGACCTAGCTACAAAAGAATTCTATGAATTTACAGAGATACAATTAAGTTTGTGGGGATGTAAATATCATCAGTTATTCTTGGGTAAACCCTCTGGTGACTTCTATATTGACGACAAAGGGGTACACTCTGATGACTTCTTCAAGACCTAGAGCAGGTAATCCTGTCAAATTTGTACCCAAGGGGTGGGGATTTGAAAAGTGGATTGTCAACTGCGAAGATTACTGTGGTAAGATCTTGTTTATTACCAAGGGCAAGCAATGTTCTTGGCATCATCATAACCAAAAGGATGAAGTATTCTATGTCCAAAGTGGCAAGATTAGAATCTTATATGGATGGGAAGATGAATTAGACTTAGCATCTGTTGCTGTCTTAGAACGTGGAGATAAGTTCCATGTACCTACAGGAATGCGCCATAGAATGTATGCACTTGAAGATACTGAATTATTTGAATTCAGTACAGAACATTTTGACGAAGATAGTATTAGGATTGAAAAAGGAGACTGAATGAAAATTACAGTATTGGGATCAAGTGGGCAGATTGGTGCCTACCTCACTGACTATTTGCGTGACAAGGGACACTATGTCTATGAGTTTGACAAAAATCATAACCCACATGAAGACCTCACACTCATCCCTAATCCTTTATTGGAAGAACGCATTGCTGATTCTGATTTTGTGTTCTTTCTCGCATTTGATGTTGGAGGCTCAAGATACCTCAAGAAGTATCAACACACCTTCAACTTCGTTGACAACAACACAAGATTGATGGCCAATGTATTTGGTTTGTTAGAGAAGTATAATAAGAGATTTGTATTTGCATCATCTCAGATGAGTAATATGAGTCACTCTCCTTATGGTACACTCAAAAGAGTTGGTGAACTCTATACTCAGACACTAGAAGGACTCACTGTGAAGTTCTGGAATGTCTATGGCATTGAGAAAGACATGGCAAAAGCACATGTCATCACTGATTTCATCAAGAAAGGATTTGAGCATGGTGACTTTGATATGTTGACTGATGGTACAGAAGAACGTCAGTTCCTGTATGCTGAAGACTGCTGTGAGGCACTAGAAACAGTGATGGATTGCTATACACAATTCAAACCAGAAGACCCACTACATATCACTTCTTTCAATCAATCTAGTATTAAAGAAGTTGCTCACATTATTCAAGGTCAGTTCAATCTGATTGGTAGACCTATCAATATTAATCCAGGTTCTGCTAAGGATAGTGTCCAGATGGACAAGAGAAATGAGGCAAGCACATACATCACAGGATGGTGGTTGCCAAAGACCAATCTTCAAGATGGTATTGCAAAAGTATTCAATGAAATGAAAAAACATTATGACGATTTCGTATAATAGACTTGGTTCTAATGGACGACATGGGAACCAAATGTTTCAGTATGCTGGTTTTAGAGGCATTGCTGCTAACAGAGGATTTGATTGGGTAATTCCACCTGAGGATTGTCCATCAACCTGTAACTACAGTCTTTTTGAATGCTTCAAGATGGAAAGTGTTCAAGAAGATAACTTTGGATATGGTAAGGGTAGAACTATTGACAAAGGCATCTTTCATTTTGATGAAGATCTTTATAATAATTGTCCTGATGAAGTAAATATCAATTACTATCTTCAGTCAGAGAAATATTTCAAAGACATTGAAGATGATATTAGAAAGGACTATACTTTCAAGGATGATATTGCTGAGTCCTGTAAGGAGATTATGAATGATGTTGGAGATGCTATCTTCATTCACGTCAGACGTGGTGACTATGTTGCTACACCAGACTATCATCCTTGCCAACCTGTATCATACTATGAGAAAGCATTAGAAAAATTTGATAAGGATATTCCTGTTCTTATTTTCTCTGATGATCTAGATTGGGTAAGACAACAAGAACTGTTTAAACCAGATAGATTCCTACTGTCTGAAAATCATATCAAGTATCCTAATAATGTAAGACTTGGTGATGGTAGTGTTCAGCAATCACTAGTTCCCTACTGGGATATGTGCTTGATGTCTATGTGTAAAGGTGCTATAATTGCGAATAGTAGTATGAGTTGGTGGGGTGCCTGGTTGCAGAACAATGCAGGCAAAGTTGTTGCACCAGATATGTGGTTTGGTCCAGCATACTCACACTATATTATGACTGATTTGTTACCTGAGCACTGGGAGAAGATTTGATGCTTACATTCAATAAACTTGGAAAGTCTGGGAGACTTGGCAACCAGATGTTTCAATATGCTGCCCTGAGAGGTATTGCTGCTAACAGGGGATTTGACTGGGCAGTACCACCTCCAGGGACTTCTGGCGTTGATGAGTATGGTTGTGAGAACAACTACTGTATGTTTGAAACATTCAAGATGACTGGTGCTACACCAGAACATCATGGTTTCAATGACAATGGAAGGTGGGCAGTATGGAAAGAGTTTCATTTTAATCAGGAGTTGTTTAACCAGTGTCCTGATGATGTAAACCTTGATGGTTACTTCCAGACTGAGAGATACTTTGAGAACATCAGAGATGAAATCAGAAAGGACTTTCAGTTTCATGATTCAATCTATGAACCATGTAAGGACATGATGGATAGTATTGATAGTGATAGAAAAATCTTCTTACATATTCGTAGAGGTGATCCTAAACTGCCCTGGGCATATGTAAACCTTGAGAATGCACACCCAGTACAGACCTGGGAATACTATGAGGCAGCACTTAAGAAATTTCCAAAGGATATTCCTGTGGTTGTATTCTCTGATGTTATTGAATGGTGTGCAGAACAAGAATTCTTTAAACCAGATAGGTTTATCTTATCAGAGACCACAGCAGAACTGTCTGATGGTCAGAGAGAACCTTGGACTGACTTGTGTCTGATGTCTCTGTGTACTGATGCAATCATTGCTAATAGTTCTTTCTCCTGGTGGGGTGCATGGTTGATGAATGATCCAGAAAAGACTGTGGTAGCACCTAAGAAATGGTTTGGTCCACAGTTTGATCACTACCATATGGATGACTTGTTACCTAAGGGATGGATTCCAGTATGAATGACCTAACTTATATTCTTCCCACTCGTATTGAGTCAGAGGACAGACTGAAAAATGTTATCACATCAGTCACATATCTTCTTGCTAACTTCCCTACATCCAAAGTGATTGTGAAAGAGGTGAGTGAGAGAGCAACATTTAAGTTTAGGGCAATCCCTGAAATTAAAAAGTTTATTGGTACTAAAAATCTTGAATACATATTTGAAGAGAGTAGTGATCCACTCTTTCATAAGACTAGAATTCTGAATGACCTTATTCTTGAGGCAGACACTGAGTTCATTTGTAGTCATGATGTAGATTGCATCTATCCTCATACCAGCCACAAGACTGCCTATGATATGTTGAAAACTAATCAGGCAGATGTTGTTTACCCTTATGGATGTGGTGTCTATCAGTATCAAGTAGACTATCCTATGGAAGTTTTCCAACAGTTTATGGAAAGCAGATTTGATATGAATGTCATCCAACCTAAATGTAGAACAGAATCATCCACTATTGGTTGGACACAGTTCTATAACAAACAGAAATGTATCCAAGGTGGTATGTGGAATGAGAACTTCCTCTCTTGGGGTGCAGAAGATTGTGAGTTTTACTTTAGGTTTAACATCCTAGGGTTTAAAGTGGCAAGAGTGGATGATTGGATTTGGCATTTTGAACATTCAAGAAGTCATAACTCTCACTATCACAATCCAAAGTTTCAGGATAATCATAACCTGTGGCAGTGGATGAAGAATCAAAATAAACAAACAATTATTGATTACATGAACCAACAAGAGTATGTGAAGAGGAGATATCAAGATGCTAGCATTTAATCACCTAGGAGTTCTGGGCAGACTGGGCAACCAGATGTTCCAGTATGCTTCTCTGAGAGGCATAGCAGCAGCAAGAGGGTATGACTTTGGTATCCCTCCCTCAGACTTCTCTGATGAGTGGAGGAACCATCAGTTGTTTGAGGTGTTTGACTTACCATATCTACCACAAAATAATATTAGATTCCTTGACAGTGGTTGTGCTCCTGTAGTACAAGAAAAACAATACACATTTGATGTCACACTCTTACAGCAATGCCCTAATGAGGTATCACTGTGGGGATTCTTTCAGTCAGAAAAATACTTTAAGCATATTGAATCAAGCATCAAAGAAGATTTTACTTTCAGGAATGAGATTCTAAATCCCTGTAAAGAAATGATTGGTGGTAATAAGTTTCTGTCTCTCCATATCAGGAGGACAGACTACTTGACAAACAGTGAGAACCATCATAACCTGGGTATGGATTATTATGAGGAGGCACTAAGTCACTTTCCTGATTGGGATGTGGTTATCTTCTCTGATGATCCAGAGTGGTGTAAGAAACAAAAACTGTTTCAAGATGATAGGTTCCTCATTTCAGAATCAGGAGATAACAAAGTAGATCTGTGTCTTATGACTTTATGTAAGGCACATATTATTGCAAACTCTTCCTTCTCCTGGTGGGGCGCTTGGTTGGCAGACAGTGAGAAAGTCATTGCTCCATCCAAATGGTTTGGACCACTTAATGAACACAAAGACACATCAGACCTTATTCCTGAAAGATGGCACAGAATTTAAGAGATAAAAACAAGGCACTCCATAAACTTCAGGGTATGGGTCCTATCTACTGTATCAACCTTGACGATCAACCTGAAAGGTGGCAGTATATGCAAGAGCAGTTTGATTACTGGGGCGTCACTGACGTCACCAGGATCTCTGGTTATGATGGTAGGGATGATGACCTTAGTGATATCATTAAGGGAAGGTATCCAGATATGATGACTTCTGGTGAGATTGGTTGTACAACTTCACACCTGAAAGCAATCAAGCACTGGTACGAGACATCTGACAGTCCTTATGCTATCATTATGGAAGATGACTGTGAGTTAGACCTTGCAAGATTCTGGAACTTTACATGGAAAGACTTCTATGCTAAGATTCCTTATGATTGGGATGTCTGCCAGGTGTCTATTATTAGCACTGGTGACATTCACATCAAAATCCACAAGAGGTTTGTCAATGACTTCTCTACTGCTTGTTATCTAATCACTAGGCATCATGCTGAAAAAATGATTAGGTTGCATTGTAGAGGAGACAAGTACAAACTTGATAATGGTGTAAGACCTAGACCTGTTGCTGATGATCTCATCTACAATTCAGGTAACACTTATGCCATTCCTCTTTTGTTATACAAGATTGAACTAGGATCTAGTATTCATCCTGAACACATTGACATGTTCCACAAGAACAATTATAATGCACAGTTCAACTTCTGGACCAACCAAGGATCCCAGATGTCAGTTGATGAATTCATGGATTTTGACCCTTATCTAGGTAGGGTCAGTGCTCCTTCAGGTGGTGGAAACCCACCAGAGGGTTGACAACCTAAAAAATCTGTGGTATAAATAATTAACCTTTTGTCTTTCAGTAATTAAAGTAACAAAGGGAAACAAACTGAACCTAAGTCGAGGTTCATTTCATCTGCGGGTATTCATTCCGCAAGTAAATAAAGGTATCTAAAATGATCAAATCTGTATTCGCAGCTGCTGCTGCTCTGTCCCTGTCCGCTGGCGCTGCTGTTGCAGGTCCCTACGTTAATGTAGAAACCAATGCTGGTTGGACTGGCGATGACTACTCTGGTGCTACCACTGACCTCCACGTAGGTTATGAAGGTGATCTGGGTGAGTCTGCTGGCTACTATGTCCAAGCAGGTCCTGCACTGGTTTCTGTTGATGGCGAAGAGCTTGACACCCAATTCTCTGGTAAAGCAGGGGTTGGCGTGGCAGTTGCAGAGAACCTTGGAGTATATGGTGAGGTTTCCTTCCTGACTGCTGAAGACGAAGATGACTTCGGTCTTGGTGGTAAGTTGGGTCTTAAGTACTCCTTCTGAGTTACTGGCAATATGCTATAATACAGGGGACCATAGGTCCCCTTTTTTTATGTCATATAAACAAAGAATTTTTTCTTCCCTAACCAATCCAGTACTTCACATAGTCCTTATAATAGGTGGACTATTATTATTTGTAGGTCATGTTCATAATGAAACACATAGGACCATAGAATTAGATGTTGATTCATATGTAAAGAAGTTTTGCAATAAAAACAAACCCACTTGCAGATCCTATGCAAATGAGGATTAATTCCAAAGGAGCCTTGACAGGTTCCTTTTTTTTATATATAATATGTAAAGAAACATTACAAAGTGTATCATGACTGTAACAACTAATGATCGTGGACAACAGAACTTGTTTGCCAAAGAGCCTACAATGTATGTCTCTCAGACTGATGCAGAACGTTATGGTTATGAATCATATGCAGAGAGAGCAGAAAAACTGAATGGTCGTGCAGCAATGTTAGGATTTGCTGCAGCCTTGCTTTCTTATGCAATTACTGGTAACCTATTCTTTGGACTGCTCTGATGGGATTCCTAGCAGTGGCAGTGTTATTGCTGATACCCATCCTGGTTGCAGCATCTATGACACCTGAGAGTAGTAATGACAAACCCAAATCAACTCTATGAAGACATGGAGAGATTGAATGCCCTATACGAAGAACTTTGTTGGGGACATGATGATGAATTGACCTTTACCCATGATGGTAAAAAAATTATTATTCTAAACAAAACACAAAATGGAACCCTCTCTACTTGAAATTCTCACATACTATGTGATTGGTGGTGCTCTTATCATTGGACCACCTGCAATCTTCCTGATCATTGCTATGATGGGTGCTATCCAAAATACGAAAGGTCGTATGGTTGGATACAAAGACCACAAAACTTATGGTGATATCTCATTTTATGAGAATGCACCAACAGATCAAACAAAATTTTATCTCACCTTAGGAGAAAACTCATGAACGAAAACGCAGAACGCATTAATGGTTGGGCAGCAATGATTGGTATTGTTGCAGCAATGGGTGCATACGCCACCACAGGACAAATCATTCCAGGCATTTTTTGATGTATGATTGGACACTACTCAATACATTGGTGTTCATAGTTGCTCCTTTTTTTATTATGTTGGCACTATCATCTAATGATGATGAAGATGATGGGCCAGGTGGTGGTCTTATGACACCAGTATATCAAGGAACAGGGGCTTAAAAAGTCCCTTTTTTAATAAATATTTTTAGTTGCTTGCATCTAATGCCAGAGGAAGTTAAGAAGGAAGTATCCAAAGACCCTAAGAAGAAAGGTATTCTAAGTAAAATTAAAGAGGCAGCAGATGATAAAGAAGAACAACTTGCTATTCTTTCTACCTTTGTGCGCCTTGGTATCCTTGTTTGGAGTGGTGGAATTCTCACTCTTGCATACATCAAACTACCTCCTGCTCTTGGAATTCCAGAACAGAAACTTGACCCTACCTTCATTGCCTCAGTCTTCACAGGGGTTCTAGCTACCTTTGGTGTTCAGGCAGCAAAGAAAGCAGGAGAAAGTGGTGGTAATGGTGGTAACACTGGAATCACTAAGGAGCAAATGGAGAGACTGATTGAGAAGGCAGCACAGACTGCACCTGGTCAAACAATTAGAATTGAACAAGCACCTGTGACTATTTCCACAGGAGAACCACCAGTTAAATCAGCAGTAGAACCAAAGTAAAATCATATTAGGAACCCATAACAATAGGTTGATAAAAAAATAGTATCATGTATAACTAGTGTAGTTGATTTAAACTACAATGAAGTTTATGAAGGTAGTGATTCTTGCTACTATAGCAGCAATGATTTTCTTCTTACCTAAGATGGCTTATGCTGTAGATGTCACTATGGGTTCTAATGGTAACTTAATTTTTAATCCATCAGAAATTACAATTGATGCTGGTGAAACACTTCATTTTGTAAATGAGATGTTGCCGCCACACAATATTATTGTAGAAGGTCGTGCAGATCTTTCTAGGGAATCACTGATGTTCACACCAGGAGAATCACAAGATATTTTGTTTGCTGATGCAGGAGACTATGAATTCTTTTGTGGTCCTCATCAAGGTGCAGGCATGACAGGAACTATTCACGTAAATTAAATGACATATACAATCAAAATAGAGATCCCTTCTGAGGGAACCACTGCAACATTCGAATGTGAAGATGATCAATACATTCTTGATGCAGCAGAAGAGCAGGGAATTGATCTACCCTACTCTTGCAGGGCAGGAGCTTGTTCCTCTTGTGCTGCCAAAGTATTGGAAGGTACAATAGATCAATCAGACCAGTCTTTCCTGGATGATGACCAGATGGAATCAGGATTTGCACTTATTTGTGTTTCATATCCTACATCTGATTGCAGCATCAAAGGAGAGGCAGAAGAAGAGCTTTACTAAAATGCTTCTATTTGTCAGACATACAATGCAAAATCCTTTTGCTCTCGGTTTCATGTCATATGTGTTAGTCTGTGTTCCAGTTGTTGGGATGTGGGCAGTGCATAAGTATAAGTGGCAACACTGGGAACCTTTTGTTAAAAGATAAATGAAACCACTAATTTTATTTGCCTGTTTTTTACCTATTGGTATTATTTGGATAGTTATGAAATTGACTTTGTGGATTTCAGCAGTCAATGAAGAACACAAGTATGTCAGAACAGAATCCAGAAAATCACACGGACCATATGTGGAAAACCCATATGCAGACGTTGATGAAGATGAAGAAGAATTTACAGATCGCACAGATTATAGATGATTCTCTTCACCAATACTATGTGATTGAACAAGGCAAACCAGTTCCTAATTGGAGATACATGAAGGATCAAGACTGGTGGTTAGAATATTTAAAATCATTGGGGATGAACCCTAGAAATCCATGAGTACTTTATTTGTTTTTTGTTTTATATTAACACTAACCATAGGAATGGAATTAACCTGGCCAGTTAAGAAATGAATTTATTATTGAGACCTTTAGATAATCCAGCTGATCCTGTATGGTCAGTGATTATTATGACAATCCTTGTAGTAGCTATGGCAGTTTATACTATCATATACATACTAGGAATAGATGAGAGAGAATCCCATGGGAGCAATGACACCACCAAGCAGGAAGAGTTGTTACAACTTCCGAGTGACGGAGATCAATCGTGTCCTTGATGGCGATACTATTGATGTCACCATTGATTTGGGGTTTGATCTATACAAGAAAGAAAGAGTTAGAGTTGCGGGAGTTGATACGCCAGAGAAAAGAACGAGAAATTTAGAGGAGAAGGCTCTTGGAATCGAAGCAACCAACTGGCTCAAAGAAAAACTCGAAGGCACGTTGGCTGGTGATGATGAGTTGTCTGTTAGGACTGAACTTGTTGGTGGCACTGGGAAGTATGGGCGTCTTCTGGGTTGGTTATACATTGGGGACGAGTCAGTGTCACTCAACGAGCAAATGATTGAGGAAGGTTATGCTCATGCATACGACGGAGGAACAAAAAATATGGACCTTGAAGCGCTTAGAGAAATCAGAAGGCAACATGGCACGATGGTGTAGAACTGGCATTTGTGGGTCTCCACCATTCATTCCAAACTCAGAGTTTGGTGGAGAGACATGCGAACTAACTTGCAGTATAGATAGATAACATTAATGGAATCAATGACAAGTCCCATGAGCTTTGTTAAAAATACAAGGCAAACTTATAGTAAACAACTTGAAGAAGTAATTACTGAAGTTCAAGTTCAATTCAATGAAGAGAATCCTGCTTGGATTCCCTATAACACATACCTTTCAATTTTGGATTATAAAAATGCAAAAAGTAATTAACGTCTTAGCACTCCTATCATTTGCAGGAACTGCATCTATTGTAGGTGGTGGTGCATATGTATATCTCAATAAAGATTCAATCATTGAGAACGTAAAGAATCAGGTTGCTGCTGCAGCAGGAGAAGCAATTACTGGAGCACTCCCTGGTATGATTGATGGTGCTATGCCAGAACTACCTGGTGCAACTGGTGGTGCTATTGGTGCCCCTGCTGGTATAGGTGGTGGTGCTCCTGCTATCACAGGACCAGCACTTCCTTTCTGAGAAAGTGACTAATGGAAATTCCTGATATTAATATTAGATCTACACAAATCAATATAAGAGATATTTCTGTTCAGGAGATAAGGGATTGGACAACTACAATCCCACAAGCAATACCACCAACACCACCTGTTGTAAATGAATTAGGCATACCCATTGTGGATATGCCTGGGTGTGTGGAATCTCATGAAACAAATAACCCTAGCAATAGTGTAGTTATTGAAGATGACCCTAAGGGTTCTCTTACATATTGTGACGCAGGTGTGCCATCATTTAATCCGATTAATTATACACCTGATGAATTAGATTATACAGACCCAGCTAATCTTAAAAATCCATCATCACCTGATGAATCAAATACAGACACAGAGGTAGGTGCTCCTCCACCTCCTCCTCCAACTCCTCCACAAAACATTGAGTGTCCTAATCCAAAACAAAAATTAGAGCAACCCATTGGTACAATATTTGACAATGGTAGGGAACTTGTAGTAGGATATAAACTTGAGAATGGTATCTGTATTAGGGTTACAGAATCTATACCAATACCTGCTCAGATTGTGAACGCAATACCACCAGCAGGAATTATTACAACCACAGCATCAATTGCATTAGTTG